CCCCTATAATTATTCATAATTGTATCAGTAAGACACGCTAAATGTATACTGAAACGGTAGCTGTAAAGTGCCATTATTAATCAAGGCGCTTAAAATTGAAGCGTAAGTATTGATCCCTGATCCTATAGTTATGGTTACTGCATTATTAGAACCAAAAGTAACTCCTACAGCTTGAGCTGCTGTACTAGGAAAAGGAATAGGCGCTGGAATTCCGTGATCTTGGGTTAAAAACCGATAAACTCTATTTTTAAGCCATCTAGTATTAAATTGAGTTCCATCGCCCTTATATAAGTTCCATGTCATGGTTCTTTGATAAATGTCATCATTAGCCAAAGAAACTGTAGAACCCACTTGTCCTAGGGTAGTTGCAGTCCCCGGATTAACTGGTAAAGCGTAAGTAAATGTAGTTGTTCCAGTTTGGGTTAACTGAAAAGTCCCATTGTATCCAACAGGAACTACACCTGTAATAGTAGCAAGATAAGTTGATCCAACAGTAACTCCAATAGGGGTAGTGGTAGTTATACCTGTTACCGTACCGCCATCCGTACTAGCCCATGTCAAGGAAGTAATTGGAACACCTTGAATAGACAAAAGTCCTTGGTCATACGGAATAGTGTCGTAAGAACCATAGGCTTGAGTACCAACAAAAGCAAGGGAGTTATATACCCCGCCAGCAAGAGTAGAAGTTCCAAAAGGAATATATGGTCTAGGTATGCCGTAAATGCCATTTCCAACTAAGTCTAATAATCTATTAGTTTGTTTAGTATAAATTGGCAAATCAAGGCTATTTATGTTATCTAAATAACCTTGAGAAATAGTATTGTAAGCATCAAAAAATGCCACCAAATCAGGATCATTATTGTATTGCTGATATAAGTAGGAAGGTAATATAGTTTCTACCATAATTAACCTTGAATTACAGTTACATACGCACTAGAAGTTTCAAAGAAAGATTCTGAGTCACCATAAATCAAGCCTGTATCAGCAGACGGTGAAACAGAAACACTGTTAATTTGAACAGCAAAACTGATTTTTGACAACAATTGGGTTGGTATTAAATCTATGACAGCTATTTGAAAAACTGCTTGTAATTCATACACATTAATTGGCTGACCAACAGCAATACTATTAATGTAACTTACGATTGCTGGAATTCCAGCCGCAGCCACAGAAGTAGGAGAAACAAAGCTGGTTGAAATAGTATTCCAAGTTAGAGCTACCGTAACCGTTTGTTGTGGTGGAATAACAAAAGGAATGGTGTAAGTATTTGGGTAATCGTAAATACTAATGGCTGGGCTAGGATTTCTGGTATTTGGGGTTAAATAAGCAGAAGTAGCTGTAAAAGCACCAAAAGCAGAGCTATTTCTACTGGTTGTAATGGTGGTTGTTACCCCTGTACCAGAGTAAGCATAACTTAAACCTGTAATAACATAAGTAGTGTTATAGGCTGTAGGAGTTGCTCCAACAACAGTAATGGTCTGACCAACTGCATATTGTGGATTATATGGAGTAACAATTACCGCATTTGTAGCGGCACTAATGCTTGATACGGTAAAAATAGACCCAACTAAATTACCAACATCAAAAAGTCCTGTAAAAATGGCATTTGCCACTTGGTAAGGATCTCCACCACCCACAATAATTTGCCAATTTGAACCTGATTGAGCAATAGAAATTAACCTTGCTTGAACACCAGAAACATTTTGTAATTGAGTTCTTAAAAAAGAGGGCATACCTTGTGCCGTTGCTTTACCAGCTTGAATCACTTGAGCTTGATAATCTTGTAAAGTTTGAGCAGAAGCGCCCGGGATACCGGTACTAGCATTAGTACAAGTTAAAGTTACCCCAGAAGGAACAGAAGTAATAATAACAGTTACTGTGCCAATAGGAACAGCCCAAGAACCACTAACAGTTGCTAGGCAATATAAAGCCGCTGATTGACCGCTAGAAGCAATAATTCCACCATCTTGAACGGTATATTGATATGAACCGTCAGAAACAACAAAACCAACAGGAATAACAAAACCCGGTGTTCCTGTAAAAGTTACATAAACAGAAGTATTAGAACCTACACCTTGCTGAACCCCATAAACAGCGCCTAATTCATACAAAATTGGAGCGTTAGCGGTATAGGGGCTAACTGAATTTACTAAATCTACAAAAGCTTGATCTTGAATAACCAACGCACCAGCAGCGGTTGAAGCCATATCTTCAATTAAAGAACCGGGCAAATTGGCTGTTAAACCGGGAGAAAGTGCAGTCGCAGCCGCAATCTCAGCATTTAATAAAGATTGTGGGCTAGACGGTACTGCCCCTGCGGAAGTAATTGTTGCCATTATTTATCCTAGGTCGCTATAACTGTTTGAATAGTTGTGCCATTTAAAAACACGGCTGTAATATTGTAAGTTGGATTGACTGTATTTGGTTGCTTAAAGATAGTTAAACTTTGGAAATACGGTGCAAACTGTTGCTGTGTTTTTGTAATATCAATGGTAGGCGCAATTTGAGTTTGCACTGCTTGTTCTGCCGCAATTCCATAGTTGGAATAAAAAGGACTTTCTTTGGTGTTTAATCGCAAAGTTTGAGCCAAAGTAGCCAACCAAATATACCCTGCATCAACAATAATTTCTTCACCCTTAATAAAGCCATAATTTGCTAAAAATGAGTTAAAACCGCCATTTTGTTTAGCCACATTAGTTGGTAAAGGATTTGATGCTAGGGTAAACCCTTGGGTTAAATCTTGCCAAATACTATATATAACATTACCGTTTAAGTCTGTAATGACATCGTTTTGCAAAAGATCATTGTTATTTACAGTCGATGCCCCACTAGTAAAGCTAGTAAGCGCATTATATAAAGCGGTTGTATTTTTAGATGTTATCCCAAAAGTGCTGTTAATTTCATTAGTTAACGGATTTGCAGCGCCAACAAAAGGGGTTGTAGTCAGCAAAGTCCATTTTTCTGATTTGGTATCTATTCCATAAGTTCGCATTATCCTGCTCCAACTGTTGTAGTAATGGTTGCAAGTCCGCCTTGAACATTAACTACATTATGTGTGTGTGTTTTTAATGTAACAGATCCAGAAGAAATATCTCCAGTAGCATTAATTGTGCCATTTACTTGTAAATTACCGTTAATAGTTACTTTACTGCCATCTATTACAAAATTAATACTTTGATAAGCAACGGTAATTTTATCATCTGCAATAGTGACAACAGCTTTGCCATCATCAGTACGAATAATTGCGCCATTAGATGCGCTAATAACCACTGCATTAGGGTCTAAAGTAGTCCAAGCAGTATTGCTAACTGGCAAAAATACTAATGCACCAAGATTACTAGCAGGGGCTAAAGGGGCTAAACCAGTACCTAAACCTGTTATGCCGCCAATTCGCACACTAGCGGCAACAGCGATTCCCTGATCCCCAACTTGTACAGGCAATCGTACATATTTGCTTTCGGCTATTGGCATAGTTACTTCAGGCAAAGTAATCTTTGTGCCAGTAGAAGAAACAGGGTTTATCTCAAAGTTAACGGTAACTACGGTATTTCCAGCGCCATCTATCCCAACAGATTTAACAGTACATGGGTAAACTTGCCCAAGACCAGATAATCCTTCTTGTACAGACTGTTCTGTAAAGTTGGCTAATGAAACTGCTAAAGGAATTTTTTGAGAAAAATTCTTCATTATTCTTCCAATAGTAAAGTTTGAGGTTCATCAACAACAGTAGCTTCAATTACTGTTACCCAACTATCTGCGTTGGCTTGACGGCTACTGCCTTGATGTCTAAGTCTTGTAACAAGAAAAACGCCGTTAAAAGCTAATTTATTGCGGTATTGAGCAAACGAAGCCGTATTTATTACTGGGGCTAAAGCTGGAAGGCTAATATATTTTCCAACCTCTAAATCAGCTCTCATAACCACTTTTATTGAAATGGTTGCTACATTTAACCAAGTAACGCTACCAATTATATCGGTGTAGTTTATAAGCGTATTATCTGCTTGAGGGGAAAGGTTATCGTATAAAATAAACCCTGAA